CGGGCGGGTGGAGGCCTTTCGGCAGACCGGGGTTGTAGAGCATGAGTGGTATGCGAGCCCGGACGAAAGGACCTGCCCGTTTTGCGCTGAGATGCATGGGCAGAAGATCGCTGTGGGCGGCGTGTGGCAGCCGGAAGGCGCCGAGATGGTGGTGAGCGGACAACGGCTGGTGATGAGCTATGGCGATGTGCTGTACCCGCCGCTGCATCCGAACTGCCGGTGTACCACGATGGCGGTGTTGGGTGACTAGGGGTTAGTTCGTCCTCTGACGAGCTTCTCGCAATGACAAACGAGGTCTGATATGGAAAACAAGATGGTAACAAAAATATTTCCGAGCTATACGAAGAGCATGGACGCTGAGACGGGGATCGTGGAGGCGTATGTGAGCGTGTTTGGAATCATGGATCAGGATGACCCGCCCGACATTATCGAGCTGGGCGCTTTTGCGAAGACGATCCAGGAGCGGGGGCCCGCAGGGGCGCGCAAGATCCGGGTTTTGCACCAGCATACGTGGAAGGACGTGATCGGGATGCCCCTGGCGCTGGTGGAGCATACGCGGGATATGCTGCCGCCAGAGCTGCTGGCGCTGTTTCCGGCGGCGACCGGCGGGCTGTTTGCCCGGACGCAGTTTGCGATGGACGTGCAACTGGGGCGGGAGACATATGCGCTGTATAAGATGGGGGCGATGGACGAGTGGAGCATCGGGTTTGACTACATCCAGAGCGAGTTTGTGCGGGTGGATGGGGTGGAGGCCCGGCTCAACAAAGAGCTTAAACTGTGGGAGTATTCGCCGGTGACGTGGGGGTGTAACCAGGCGACTGTGACCACGGCGGTTAAACAGGATGGACGGCCCGCATCTGAGGATGCAGTTGCATCTGGGGATGCAGGGCCTTTAGATGGCCGGAGCCTCATGGCCTCCGGCACTAAACTGGTGCGCGCTGATGGCGCTCCAGTGCGCGCCGAGCCGCATCAGGAAGATGCACTCACGCGGGAGATGCGACTGCGAGAAATTCAAATTTTAGAAGCGGATCTGGCGATTAAGAGCGCCAGACTGAGGAGGTAAGTAGAAATGCCCACAATAAATGCGATTACAAAAGAAAAGGTTGCTGAGCTGTATGAGGAAGCGGCACGCAACCTGAAAAACGCTCAGGAACTGATCGGCGAGCATAAGACGCTGTCCGATGAGCAGAAGACCCAGTATGACGCCTGGATGGCGAACGTTGACGAGATCAAGGACCGGGCGGAGCGAGCTGAGAAGTTGATGAGCACAGAGGCCGAACTTTCGGCGAAGCAGGCCGAGCAGAAACTGGCCCAGGAAAAAGCCACCAACGAACAAAAGATCAGGGAAGCGGGCTTTGAGCATGGATGGCAGTATCTCAAGGCGATCTACGACTTTATGATCGATGGGGTACGGGACCCCCGCCTGGAAAAGCTGCAGAACACCAAGGACATGAGCGGCGAGACCGGCATCACAGGCGGTTTCCTGCTGCCGACCCAGCAAAACCAAGAAATTTTGGCAACCCGTGGTGAGGCAAGCGAGATCCGCAACCGGGGCCGGGTGGTCCCGATGGGCGCTAGGACCGTGGACTTTCCGGCCGTTGATTACAGCAAAGGCGAAGCCGGGAAGAGCGCGTTCTTCGGGGGCGTCCAAACCTATTACGTCGAAGAGAGCAAGGAAATCGACGAGAGCGAACCCAAGTTCAAGACCGTCGAACTGAAAGCCAAAGAAATTGCCGGATACGTTGAAATCCCGAACAGCCTGCTCCGCGATTCGCCAATTTCGCTGGAAGCGTTTTTACAGGGACCGGGGAGCTTTGGCGGCGCTCTGGCCTGGCAGGAGGACTATGACTCTCTGCGCGGGGCTGGCGCCGGGAAGCTGCTGGGGATCCTAAACTCACCTGCGGCCATATCCACTTCGCGCAAGACCGCCAGCAAGTTTCAGTTTGAGGATGCGGTGACGATGGCCAGCCGGATGATCCTGAGCGGATCGCCGATATGGCAGATCAGCCAGTCGGTCATGCCCCAGCTCTACCAGATGGTGGACAGCAATGGCAACAACATCTGGCAGGGGTCGGCGGCGGTCGGGAAACCTGACACCCTTTTGGGATGGCCGATCAAGTGGACGGAGAAACTGCCTGCGCTTGGCACTAAAGGCGATGTGTGCCTGGTCGATTTGTCGTGGTATCTGCTGGGTGATCGCCAGGCGGTCATGATGGATGTGAGCCGTGAGTATAAATTCCGGTCTAACCTGACCACCTTCCGCGCTATCGAGGCGGTGGATGGGAAACCATGGCTGGATGCACCCATCACGCTGGCTGATGGTGCGACCACAGTCAGCCCGTTTGTTTTGTTGGATTAAGTCAATACAGGCCAGGGCCTTTGGCCCTGGCGAAATGCTGAATTTTCAGCTGGAGGTGAGTGATGGCAGAACTATTTTCAGAAAAAGTGGCCGTTTTGGGAACAATCGACCCGGATGCTTATGGTCCGGATCTTTATGGGGCTGTGGCCTATGCTACCGACTGGATCGATATGAAAGTTTTCGATCAGGTTGGGTTTGTGGTCATGGCAGGCGCTTTTGGGGCTGGCGCTACGCTCGATTTCAAGGTGCAGGAGGCGACCAGCGACGCTGGCGCGGGCGCACAGGATTTGAGCGGGAAAAGCATCACCCAGCTCACGGACGCGGGAAACGATGACGATAAGCAGGTGATCGTCAATGTCAAGGCGCCTGAGCTGTCGGTGAACGATGGCTACCGGTATGTCCGAGGCGTGATGACCTGCGCCGTAGATGACATTGATGCAGCGGTGATCGCTTTGGGCGTTGATCCATCCTATAAGCCAGCGAGCAATTTTGACCTGGCCAGCGTTGATGAAATCGTGAGCTAAGGCCGCGACTGGACAAGATGTGACTGGGCGGTCGGTATCCCTGGCCGCCCAGGCAGAAAGGATTTTGTGATGACAGCAAAAAAGAAGGGTTTGGTGGTGACCGCGGTGAGGCTGTTTGCTGACGTGGCCTCCGGCAAGACCTACCGGCCGGGCCAGGCGGTGGAGGGCTGGGATGAGGCACGCGCCAGGCACTATGCGGAGCGCGGATTGGTGGTGATCCAGGCGCCCGAGGTGGATGACGGGCAGATGACGATTGATGAGGCTTTGAGCGAGCCGGAAGACGATAAACCGGCCCCCGGGAAACCCGGGCCGGAGAAAACGAAGCCGCAGACCGGCGGAGAAGGCAAAAAGTGAGTGATGATGATCACGGCAGCGACAGCGTTTAGCGATCCGAGGACCGGGCGGGCCTACGAGCCCGGAGATGTCATCGCGGGATTGAGCGCGAACAGGGCACGGCAATGGGCGAAAAAGGGGCTGGTGACACGAAATGAGGCCGCCCACCGGTATCTGAGCCAGCATCTGGGGCACCCCCCGGAAAGCGTGCTGGACGTGGGGTGCGGGAACGGGCATACGCTGGCTTATGTGGCCGAGCGGTGGCCCGAGGCGGCGCTGTTTGGGCTGGATATCAGCCCGGAGGGCCTCAAGCTGGCCCGGGAGAAGGTGCCGGAGGCTACGTTTTTTGAGGGTTTCCTGGAGGACTGGGAGCCGCCACGAACGTTTGAGGCCGTGATCTGCCTGGGGACGATGGAGCACTTCCGGGATTTGCTGGTTTGCCTGGGCAGGTTCAAAAACCTGATTGCCCAGGACGGCTTTGGATATATCGAAGTGCCCCATAACCTGAGCTACAGTCCCGGACCGGAGGACTATCGCAGGCTGTCGGGCGGGAGCCGACAGTGGGAGTGGCACCTGCGGCGGGAGGGTTGGGAGGCGCTGATCATCGAGGCGGGTTTGGAGATCGTGGGCGCATATCGGGGCGAGCGGGATGTGTGCGAGTTTTTGTGGGTGGTGCGATGAGAATTTTCGTGCGGCCCCACCAGCATAAGGCGGACGCGATCATCCGGGGATTGGCCGCGCTTGGACACAAGCTGGTGCGGAAGAGCGCCGAGGCGGCCCTGTTTGACCATGGGAACGCCTATGGCGGGGCGGGGATGAACAAGCTGGCCGAACGGTGCTGGGAGCGCGGGGCAACGATCGTACTCTATCCCCATGCAGTCACGCCGCCCTGGTGGTATGACGGGCTGTGGGATTTCGACCGGCGGATTGCGGCGATCTTGACCACGACGGAGACGCACCGGGAGATCGTGGCGGGCTGGGGCCTGGGATGCGAGGTGCACGCCATCGGCTGGCCTTACTGCGAGCAGCGGCCTTTCGAACCCGCCGACCGTGTGCAGAAGATCCTGTTTGGGCCGATCCACCCCCCGATCAACGGGACGCTGCGGGAGGAGGCTTTGGAGAGCAACCGTGCTGCGATGGCGGCGCTGCAGGCGCTGTTGCCGGATGTGCAGGTGACGGTGAGGTATATCCATGAGCTGGACCGGCAGGGGCTCTGGCGGCATCCCGGGATGACGTATGTGCGGGGGGAGCCGAACGGGTCGCACAGGGAGATTGACGAGGCGGACCTGGTGATCGGCGAGGGCATGTTTTTGCACCTGGCCGTGGCGCGGGGGAAGCCTGCGATCTCGCTGAACCAGCGCAACCCGATCAGACCAAACAACGGACTCTTTGGACCGCCGAAACACTGGGCGGAGTTTGCGGACCTGGTGAGTTATTCGCTGGACATGCATGACGGGCCGCTGAAGGCGCTTTTTGAGGCGGCGCGGCGAACCGAGCAGACTGAGTGGCGAAACCGCAACGTGGGCGAGACCATGGACCCCCGGCGGCTGGACGGGATTTTGGCCGGGATCCGGGCGCGGGATCTTGCGAGGCGAGGAGAGCGGGAGGGATCATGAATCTCTATATCACCCCATACGAAATTAAATCCGACGCTCCGGACATGATCCAGAGCGGCGTGACGCGGTATGATGATCCGCTTTTTCGCCGGTGCGTGGACGTGAGCCGGGCGATTGACCAGCGCTGCAAACGTTTTTTTTACCCGCTGCGGGCGACCCGGTATTTTTCTGGGTCGGGCTACGGCGTTTTGTGGGTGCCGGACCTGGTCTCGGTTGAGACGATCTCTGTGAGCCATGACCAGGGGGCGACCTATGAGGACCTGGCCGAGGATGATTTTTACCTGGCTGTGGCGGAGGAGTTTGACCGGCTGTGCTCTTTTAACACGATCATCCTCAACATGGCCGGGAGCCTGGCGGGCTTTCCGGAGGGGCAACGGTCGGTGCGGATTGTGGGCGTGTGGGGGTATGCGGATGACCGGGAGGGCTGCTGGGAGGAGAGCGGGCTGACACTGGCAGCGGAGATGAGCGCCGGAGCGGGCGTTTTTGAGGTGGCGGACGCAGGCGCGGCGGACCGGTTTGGACTGGGGACGGCGCTGCAGGTCGGACGGTTGATTAGAGTTGGGGCGGAGTACATGGTCGTGACGGGTGTGGATCTGGAGGAGGACACGGTCAGCGTGATCGGCGGGCGGAACGGGACGGCGGAGGCGGCGCATGAGGCGGGGGCGGCGATCACCCTCTGGCGGCCGCCCTTTAACGTGGTGGGGGCGGCGAGGATCACCGTGATCAGGGATTTGCTGCGGGCGCAGCAGGGATATGCGGACGCCCGGGGGGCGATGGAGCTGGGCGGGGAGATGCGCTGGACGGGCCGGTGGGATCCGGAGGCGCTGGAGAAGCTGCGGCCGCTGATCAGAACGGCGGTGGGATGATGATGAGATTGAGATTGCTTCGTCGCCCTTCGGGCTGCCTCGCAATGACAAGAAAAATGATCAGAACGGCGGTGGGATGATGCTGGACTTTGAGGTCAGGGCCAAGGGGTTTGACCGGACGCTGCAGAACCTGGCGGCGTATGACCAGATCTCCACGGATGAGAACCGGCGGGCGATGAACTCGTCCATTAACCTGGTGGTCAAAATCGGGGGGCGGAACGCACCCTGGAATACTGGATTTTTACGGGCGAAGATCCAGGGAGAGGTGCGCCAGGCCGGGCCGGGCGAAGTGCTGGGCGTGATCGGGAGTTATGCGCCCCACGGTGCGGTTATGGAGCTGGGGGCGGGGCCGCACTGGCCGAATGTGCGGAACCTGAACTATTGGGTAGAGCGGAAGCTGCGGGTGAGCAGGGCTGATGCGGAAGCGGTGACGTTTTTGATCGGGCGGGCTATCTCACGCGGCGGGCTGCGGGCGAGGCCGTATCTGATGCCCGCTTATGAGACGGCACAGCCGAGGATCAGAGGCTTTTTTGAGGGGGCGCTGGCGAACACCGTGAGGAGGCTGACGCGATGATTGAGAGCTGGGCGGCGGAGCTGACCGCTGTTTTGCAGACGGTGGAGGGGGTGGGGCAGGTCTGCCAGTATGATCGGCTGCCGCCGAAAATTTTGGTCGACAAGACCGTCATCTGGCTGCCGCAAGACGGGCCGAGCCTGGTTTACGGGTTGAGCTCACCGGCGGTCGCGATCATCCAGGTGCAGATCACGATCTATCTGACGGCGGCCCTGCTGCCGCAAGGCGTGGGCAAGGCGGTGCCGTTTATCGACCGGATCCCGCGGACGCTGGCGAAGAATATCCAGCTGGGCGGGACGGTGAATTATATCCTGCCGCGGGCCGAGACCCCGTGGGAGGGGCCCGCCGCTTTGAGCTATGGCGAGCAGGTGTTGACCGGGATTAATTTTTATTATCATGTAAAAAAACTGTTGGATTTTGTTGTGAGTTGATGGGCGAGGGACGCTCGCCTGGAATGGAGGCATGAAATGGGTGACAAAGTGTTTATTAAAAATCAATTCGGTCTGGAGCTGGTGCATGGTACGCCTGTGGCGGCCGCACACCGGCTGACGGGGAGCGTGACGATGGGCAAGGACCGGACGCCCCGCTTTCCCGAGGACGCGACGGGGCGGCGCGGCGGCGCTGTGCGGTCTGTGGTGGAGCAGATCC